TCGCTGTAATGACTGCGTAAGTGGGGAGAGAGAAACTCCCCACTTTTAGCTGAAAGGAGAGATGTAAATGGCTAATTACCCAAAAGGTGGGTTTATAGACCACGGGCAGGAAATTCAAGTCGCGCGTAAGACAGACAACCAGGTCGTTAAACTACCTGAGCTAAGTGTTGCATGGTTTTCAGTGGCACCTAAGGCGAAAGACGCCGTTGGGATTCTTTCGCAGAAAACCATCACGGCCGGGACGCAGGAGTTCACGCCTACGGCTCAGCCTGATGTTGCGCGGCAGTTGGTGATAACAGGAGACGCTACGTCCAAAGGCGGAGGGGTAACGATTTCGGGCGCTGATGCGTTGGGTAACGCTATCTCAGAAACGAAGACGATACCCGCTTCTTCGCCTTATACTGTAGCAACAAGCCAAGCATTAGCTTCCGTTGCATCGGTAACTGTTGCGTGCAGCGAGAAATACGTGCTTGCGCTTGACTCGCCAACAGGAGGAACATTCAAGCTGGGTAACGCAGTCAAAGGCTGGACAAGCGATATCGCTTACAACGCGTCAGCGGCTACCATTCAGACCGCGCTTGAAGCTGTCTACGGAGCAGGCAAGGTAACGGTTGTTACCGGAAGCGATTTTACTATTACCTTTTCTTCCGGGATTGTTGCAAACTTGGGGCTGGATTCTAGTCTGACTGATGCGGCAGCTGCCGCCGTAACTCTTTCCGGATTGGGAACTGTTAAGGTAGGGCTGGGGCAGGGGATAGGAATTCCTGCTGTTGCCAACGCGCCTACTGTGTTAGCAGTCTATCATGACGGTGGAATTGTAGCGCCTGGAACATGGACGCACACCGTTGATGCTGTTGGAGGGTCGGCGGCCAAGAATATAATCGACCCGGGAGATACTGTCGGAGCAGCGTATAACGGCACGAAGAAACTTGATGTATATCTTGCTGTTGCGGGGGTAAGAGAGGGATAGGGCTTAGCGCCCTACCCTCTTTTTCGAGGTGGTGAGTTGTGAGCATGCTCAGGACAATTAACAAAGAGACCAAATATGGCAAGGTGACAGTCGGAACTACGGCTGTGGAGCTGAAAGTCGGAACTGCCGCCATACCAGGCAGAACTGGACTAATGGTAGCCAACGCCAGCTCAGATACTACAGTGCTATATATAGGGACGGACAGCAACGTTACAGCAAGCAATGGATTTCCAATTAAAGCAGGAGAGCATTTGTTTCTTAACCTCGTTCCTGGACAAAAGGTTTACGCCATAGGCAGCATTGCTTCTGTAGATGCTCGCATTATCGAAATTCATTAGTTGCAGGTGGCTGACATGGCCTATGCGACGCTTGAGGAACTTGCAGAGTATTTAGATGTCCAAGAAAGCGAGCTCGAAGAAGACTCGGAGCGGCTGCTTGAGATGGCCAGCTTACTGGTCGACCATTACACCCTTGGCAAGGTTGACATAACCAACCTAAGCCACATCGAAGCTGCCAAGCTGGCTGTCTGTGCTCAGGTTGAATATTGGCACGAAACTGGAGACTATATTGGACTACTCGAGACTTACGGCAGCTTGTCATTAGGAAGCTTCAGCGTATCACGTGGCAGCAGCACGGCTTCCGCTCCTCAACTCCAGTTGGCACCTCGGGCTTACCAAGCTTTGTTTATGGAGGGCCTGCTTTATAGGGGAGTCAACATTAAATGATACCGAATATGTTGCTAATTCACTCCATCACCATCAAAGAATATCAAGGGGATGGGCCATACGGGCCGTCTTATGGTAATCCTTACACTGTCCAATGCTACTTTGAGAAGAAGCACGAATTAGTAAGAGATAGCAACGGACAAGAAATAGTCTCCAGTGCGCGTGCTTTTATGCATCCCAATTATGAGCCACCTCCTAAGAGCATCATCACTTTTGAAAGCGAGGACTACGAAGTTATCACTTCTGCAAGGTTCGATAATCCCTTAGCGCACTCTAAACCACATCACACCGAAGTGACGTTAAAATGAGTGTGTTTATGCGTTGGTATGGTGATGATGTTAAAAAGAAGATCAATGAGGCGCAAGTTAAGGCATTGCGAGATTCTGTCGAATATCTTTTAACCGAAGCTAATAAGACTAACCCATACCGAGAAGGCACGCTGGAGCGATCAGGAAGCACAGACGTTGACGAGTTATCGCTTCAGGGGTCGGTTTATTACGATACACCGTATGCAATAAGGATGCACGAGGAGCCAGGACTTCGATACACCGATCCTAAAGCACGTTGGAAGTGGCTTGAGCTAACAGTTAATGAACAGGCCGATAGAGTAGTGGAGTATATCAGGAGACACTTGGAGGAAGCTCATAAATGAGCATAGTAACGGATATAATGAGATATTTAGCTAACAAAGGAATTGTAAGTTACAGCGAGACTGGTGGCACAAACAATATCTTCATGGGGAAGCTGCCAGCGGAGCCCTCATTTGCCATTGCTGTTAATCCTTCTGGAGGATACAACGCATCGATAAAGCATGACTACGACCTACCGACGATTCAAATATTGGTCAGGGGAACGGTTGACCCTCGCACTGGATATGAAAAAGCAATGGCAATATATGATGCGCTACATGGCTTTGGAAGTGGAGCTTTTGTTGCTGGAGGATATTGGGTGGTAAAATGTGAAGGGATACAAAGTGAACCTATCTACATTGGGCAGGATGAAAACGGACGGCATATGTATACTTTGAATTTTGTAATAGAGGTCAAGCGACCTTCTATGTATAGGGGGTGAGTAGATGGCAATAGATCGTGTATTGGCACGAGGATGGAAGTTTGAAATAAACGATAATGGCGACTGGAAGGAAATTGGAGGGCTAAATTCCTTTGCTTGGGGTGGCACCAAGACCGATGCAGATACGACGGGCTTTGATAGCCAAGGATGGTCAGAACATCTACCAGCACAACGTGGCCGCACGCTGACTCTACAGGGAAGCTATCTCGAGGTGCCAAAGGAGAATGGACAATTCATAGCACGGATAAAAGTGCTGACGGGAGCGGTAACTGCAAGCGGTAATGTCACAGTCACATTAAATAAGGGCGTAGCTGAAAACATTGTAGTTGCAGTCATTAAAGATGATACGGTTAGAACAGTAGCAACTAAGATAGCGCAGGAGATCGACGAAGATACAGACTGGTCAGCATACAGCATTGGCGATACCGTGACAGTAAAGCACACAAGCGGAGAAGCCTTCACAGTATCATTCGAGGATACAGGCACAACTGGAGTTACCGTGAAGAGCGCAGTTACAGGCGATAGGGACGAGGGGCAAGAAGCGGTAGATGTTTTGTGCACAAAAATAGGAGCTGATAGTATCGCTCAGTTTAAGAAGACTTCACCTGGTGGTAAAGCTGAGACATTCTATGCTTCAGCTGAAATGGGCGACATCGGTGGAGGAAACAACGACACGACGTCATGGGGCGTCACGCTTACCATAAGTGGTAAAGTTACACAGTTATAACACAGGGAGGGATATAGATGCCCGTAGTGAGAGTTCTTGCAAGGGAATGGACAATACAAGTAAAGAACAGTTCAAGTGTTTTTGTCGATGTTGGTGGTATCAATACGTTCACCTTTGGTGGAGGCAAGACCGACGCAGATACTACTGGGTTCGACAGTGAAGGATGGGGCGAGCATCTTGTGGCTCAGCGAGGACGAACCTTGACTATCGGTGGATTCTTCCTTGAGGATGAAGCTGGAGTGCGTGATGCTGGGCAAGCTGTCATTGATGAACTTGCCAGCAAAATAGGCGCAGAAGCTATAGGTGACTTCAAACTCACTACCCCTGGGGGGAGGGTCATGGAATTTAGTGGGAGTGTAGAGCCAGCGGATGTTGGCGGTGGAACGAACGATGTAACGAGCTGGGGGGCCACGATAACTGTTACTGGAAATGTAGCTTAAGGAGGATGCACATGGCTAATAAATATAGGGACTTCGACGCATTCTTTGCTGAAGCACATCAGGAGAATATTACATTCAAGGTGAAGGGACGTGAATACACCGTCCCTCCTTCTCCTTCTCTTGGTGCTGTAGTGCGACTCGACAAGATACGACGCAATAAGGGCATGGAAGGAGCACTATCAGAGCTGGAGCTTGAACAAATGGGAGTCGACGTTTTAGGCAGAGAGCAATTCGACCAGATGATGGCTGATGGTGTGACTATTCAAGAATTTGAACGTATCTTTGAGTGGATATGGAGTCTTTACCGAGGTGTCGAACCAGAAGATGAAGCAAAAGATGACCAAAAAAAAACGAGCAAGAAGCGATA